GATTAGTTTAAATTCAATTCTTCTATCTAAACAATACTCTTGTGCTGCTTTCCATTTAGCTTGATTGACAGCATAAGTTGTAAGTTCATATAGGTATGATTTAGTTACTCTGGATTTTTTCTTTGGTGGTTTGGTTTGCTTTTTGGGTTTCACCTCAACCACATAAGTTTTAACATTGCCATTACTTTCCTTTACTTTCATTAAAAAGTCTGGATAGTATCTGTGAGGTCTTTTATCTACAGGAGACATGTATGGAATACTTATTTCCTCAGATGCCCATGCTATAATATTTTCATTAAGATCACAATATCTACAGAACTTACGTTCCCAACTACTACGACATATTATATTATTGTAATTGCCTTGATATTTTTGAGGGTGTTTTGGTTTGTACCTACTCTTAATACTTTCAGCCATCTCTTATACATAATATATAACCTAAAAATATTTATAGATGGCAGGGATTCTTCCAGAAAAGTTAAGAGTAACTGATATAAAATCTAGATTACTGAATGTAGCTCAGACTTCACAATATCGTTTAACTTTACCTGTACCATCAGCAGTTAAATCGAGGGTTTCTGATTTAAGTGGTATAGATTTGGACAATGTTAATTTATTGTGTTCTGAGGCAAATCTGCCAGGATCATCATTAGCAACTCATGATGTTACTAATGATTATCAGGGTGTAACTGAGAAGATGGCTTATAGAAGAATATATGATGATACTTTAGGGTTGACATTCTATGTTGATAGAAACTATAATGTTATTAGACTGTTTGAAAGATGGATTGATTATATAAGTGGGATTACAGATCCTGAAAAGTATAAGAGTCCTTTCACTAATCAGAGGGTTGCATATCCTAAAACATATAAAAATGACATATTTTTGACTAAGTTTGAAAAGGATCATTATTCTGAAGAATCTTCTGTTAGGAAAGCTATTCTAGAATATACTTTTGTTCAAGCTTTTCCTAGAGATATTACTGCTATTCCAGTTTCATATGAAGCTAGTCAAGTTTTAAAATGTAATGTTTCCTTCTCTTTCATTAGATATGTGGTAGAGAAGAGTATAGGTTTTTAGTCTAAATAATGCACACTGAAATCTTTATAAGATATTATGCCATTACCAACCATTGTTACTCCAACTTATGAACTTGAGTTGCCATCTACAGGAAAGAAAATTAAGTACAGACCTTTCTTAGTTAAAGAAGAGAAGTTGCTTGTTTTAGCATTGGAGTCTGAGGATACAAAACAAATCACTACTGCTATTAGAACAGTACTGAAAAATTGTATACAGACAAGAGGAGTGAAAGTAGAATCACTTCCTACTTTTGATATAGAATATCTGTTCCTTAATATCAGAGGTAAGTCTGTGGGTGAGGAGATTGAAGTTAATCTTATTGCTCCTGATGATGAGGAAACTCAAGTACCTGTGACTATTAATATAGATGATATTAAAATACAGAAGGATGAATCACATACTAATAAAATTAAGTTGGATAAAACTTTAATGATGGAGATGAAGTATCCTTCTTTAGATGAGTTTATTAAAAATAATTTTGATTTTAATGATACTGTTGGAATGGATCAATCATTTGAATTGATAGCATCGTGTATTGATAAAATATATAATGAAGAAGAGGTATGGTCTGCTGCAGATTGTACTAAGAAAGAGATGACTGATTTCTTAGAGCAAATGAATAGTATGCAATTCAAAGAGATTGAAACTTTTTTTACTACTATGCCTAAGTTATCTCATAGTGTGACTTTTACTAATCCAAAGACTAAGGTTGAAAACATTGTAGTGCTAGAAGGGTTATCATCTTTTTTCGCGTAGGTATGGTGCATATGGATCTGGAGAATTATTATAAACTTAATTTCTCCCTG